CTTCAAGGTTGTCAAAAAAACCGTGCTCGACCAGGACTGCTGGTGCAACCGTTTTTCTTAACACATAAAAATCCGCTTCCTTGTCCAAATCGCCATCCGAAGCGTAATCGGTACGAAAAGCAAAGGAATCAGCAAGAACCGGATCCGCTTTAAATTCTTCTCCAATTATTGTCGCGTATTGGTCCGAACGCGTTTCGCCTTTGGACGTGAAGATTTCGAATCCGCGTCCGTTGTGATTAGGTGATGCGTTTGCGTGAAGGCTAATAATTACCGCCTTGGATTGCGCATTAGTCATTTCGTTGTAGGATTGAACACGAGAGCGCAAAGGTATATCCTGGTGGTCGTATGGATACCAATTATATCGAATCTGTTCGTTTGATTTCGCCTTTGAATTGTAATCCTGGAATAACCAGTCAATTTCCTGCATTAATGTTCTATTCCATTCGCCTTCGTAAAACCATCCAAAATCGTGGTGAAAGTGTTGCTTATTTGGTGCGGTAACGTATTGTCCTGTATCCGGGTTAATTCCACCGTGTCCGAGGTCGAATAAGATTAATCTGCTCATTTGTTGATTTGGCTTTGAAGGTTAATATATAAGGAGCGGTAAAAGGCTTCCCAAGGTTTTGTAATTTTCTTCTTACCGTTTTTGTGGCGGATCATTTCGCTTTGTAGGTGCGGAGGTACATCCATTCCGGTTGAGATTAGGAATTGAATTACATCGCGTGGTTTCATTTGAAGCTCCTTGTAAATATCCGATAATTCGTTTGAATCCATATTTTTTTCATTTATGTTGCACAATATACAACAAATTGTTTAGATTTGTGACGGTCTAAAATTATTAACTAAATCTATTAAGAATGAAAACACATTGGAAAAAGACGATGAATCCTAACTACCTTGGTGCGTATGCACTCGAACCGAATCAGGATTTAATCGTGGAAATTACCGAAGTTAAAACCGAATCCGTAATGAACGCGGATGGAAGAAACGAAGAATGCCTTGTCGCACATTTAAAGGACCAGAAGCCATTAATCGTAAACAAGACCAATGCGAAGGCAATAGCGAAAGTAGCCGGATCCAATTACATTGAGGACTGGAAAGGAAAACAAATCGCGTTGTATATCTCTAATGTAAAAGCATTCGGAGAACTCGTGGAAGCGATTCGCGTTCGTACCGTTCCGCCTAAACCGAAATCGAAAAGGAAATTATCCGATGAAGATTTTAAAAAGTTGGTTAAAGCCGTAGCCGATGGTTCATATAACCTTGAAGATGCGGTTGCGAATTTTGTGTTGAACGATTCGCAGCGTTCTATTTTGTTACAAGCATAAAAATAGATTGAGATATGACTAAATTTCAAGATATTATAGAACAATGCAAATCCTATCAAAAGGTTTTGGTTACCGGTCCGCAACGATCCGGAACTACATTTGCTTCCAAATCCATTGCGAAGATATTAAGGTATAGGTTTGTAGATGAAGACGAGTACCGAGTACACGATGAAAATGCTTTTAATGACATTTTAAAGTTAAAGCAAAAAATGGTTATTCACGCACCGGCAATGAGCCATTTATTACCATTGAATTTTTCCGATACATTTGTGATTTGGATGCAACGCAATATTATGGATGTTATCAAAAGCGAAGATAAAATAGATTGGCACATACGCGAGTTCTGGGTCGAGAAGAATAAAGCAATGCGCAAGTTTCCGTTTCATACTTCGGTTATCGAATCGTTTCCAAATAATAAGCTAATGAAGGATTGGATTTGGGACAATCTTCAAAAGGTTCATATGTATAATTATGCCGAACTTAATTACAAGCACTTACGCGAGTGCGAAGGATTCATTAAATCTAAAACTAAAAAATCAATTTGGGATGACAGACAGACAGGATGAAAATTTGCATATAAACCAGATGCGAAGGAAATTAAGAACGTATTCAAATCAGGATTATATCTTTATTAACTCCACAAATATCCATAGATACAATGCGATGTATAAGATATTTAAGGAGATTACCATTAAAGGTATAGAACGAACCTTTGGCGTTCACAGGTCGGAGTGGTTTAACATTGATTCCGCTTACCAAAAACCTAATTTGGTTATCAAGTCGCGTAAATGGTTTTGCTTCTTTATGAATTATTATTTCAATGTTGCCATTGTTGTGTACGCTAAAGATATGGGTTTATCGAAGTCCGGTGTAAAGCATTATATTATTAATTTGGGCGAAGACAAATCCCTTGAAACACGATCTGAATACAATCAAATATTAACTAACATATTCCTTACCGATGCCGAAATCGAAACCGGAATTAAAAGCTATCAAATATGAGTAAAATAAAATATTACTATGACATTGAGCAAGGAACGCAAAAATGGCTTGATATAAGAATTGGCAGAGTTGGTGGATCAGAATCAGAGCCATTGTCTGTAAAAGGTAAATCTGCATCTGGTCTTGGAGTAAGTGTTTGGAAATTAATGCATAAAAAAATTTATGAATTAATTATGAATGAAACACTTGATAATGATTTTATAAGTGAAGCTATGCAAAGAGGTACTGATTTAGAACCATTTGCGCGTGATGAATATGAGGTTACATCTTTCAACAAAGTAAATCAATGCGGATATATCATAAATACAGATTTTAAGTATGCCGGGTATAGTCCAGATGGTTTAATAGGAGAAGAAGGTATGTTAGAAATTAAATGTCCTTTACACGTTGAATACATTAGAAGTATTTGCGAAAAAGAAATCCCAAAAAATTATTATGCGCAAATGCAATGGGGATTATTATTATCTGATAGAAAATGGTGTGATTATGTTGTGTATAATCCAGATTTTAATTTAAAGAAAATTCAAATACAAAGAGTAGAAAGAGATGAAAAGGTATTAAATACAATGAAATCAAATTATTTTACTTACGAGAATGAAATAGAACAAAGAATTAATGAATTAAAAAAATAAGAAAATGAAAAACATTAATCAAAACCTATCTTTAAAAGAAATTGTCGATTTAATTAATGAAAAATCAATAACCGAAAAAGTTGATTTAATTAATGAAATAAGAGAAATTATACACAATGTATCTCCATTTAAGAATGAGCCAGTAGATTATGTAAAATGGGTTTATAATGAAGATGTTATTGCAAATGATTATAATCCAAATAAAGTTGCTCCACCGGAAATGCAATTATTAGAAGTTTCAATAATAAATGATGGATATACTCAACCAATAGTAACATTTCCGGACAATGATAAAATAACTGTAATTGATGGATTCCATAGAAATAGAGTAGGAAAGGAAAGTTTAATAGTAAAAGATAGGATCAAAGGTTTTTTACCAACAGTAATAATTAGACCAGAAGTAAGCGATATAAATAGCCGTATGGCTTCAACAATTAGGCATAATAGAGCAAGAGGTAAACATCAAGTTTCTGCTATGTCTGAAATTGTTATGGAATTAAAAAATAGAAATTGGACTAATAAAAGAATATCAAGAGAATTAGGAATGGATGAAGATGAAATATTAAGATTATGCCAAGTTTCTGGTTTAGAAAATCTATTTAAAGATAATGATTTTAATAAGGCTTGGGTTTCAAACGATGACAATGTGGAAGACTTTGAAGAATTTTTAGGTGAAGTTAATGAGGAAGATTTTGAATTGCATAAAATACCAAACGAAAAAGATCAAGATAGAATTTTTCATCCATATCAAGATTGGGAATTAATTGATTATAATTTTTATGGGAATGCACATTTAAAATGGAGCAAATTGCAATGTGAACACAAATACAAGCAATTTTTGCAAAATATAGACCTGTTTAAAGAAACAATGAATGAATTAAGTATTAAATGTCCAAAAAGTTGCGAACATAATCTTACTAATAAAAGTATGAATAGAATAGCTTTTCTTGGACAAGCATCAGTAGCTTATAAATATAAAATACCTTGTATTTATTCATCTGGGTTTCAACTTTTAACAGATGAAGAAAAATTAGCAGCTAACAATGTTGCTTTTGAATTTTTAAATAATTGGCTTACTGAAAGAGGTTTAAATAAAGTTACTTTAGATGAAGCCTTATTAATTAATAGACAAGTAGAATTATATTAGTATGAAAAATTATATAAATTTATCGGTTTTAAAAGCTGCGGAAATAAGAATAAAGAAATCATTTGATATTTTTGAAAAACATTACATATCATTTAGTGGAGGTAAAGATTCAACTGTCTTACTTCATTTAGTTATGAATGAAGCCATTAAAAGAAATGTTAAAGTTGGATTATTTATAGTTGATTTAGAAGCTCAATACACAGATACAATTAAACATATCAATAATTGTATTGAAATGTATAAAACTCACATAGAGTTACATTGGGTATGTCCAGAGTTATTATTAAGAAATGCTTTATCTAATTTTGAACCAAAATGGATTTGTTGGGATGAATCCGAAAAACATAATTGGGTAAGAGATAAGCCGCACAAATCAAAAGATTTAAGTACATATCCATTTTATTATCCTAAAATGGAATTTGAAGAATTTATAGTTTTATTTGGTGAATGGTATGCGCAAGATAAATTGACTTGTGCTTTTGTTGGAATTAGAAGCGATGAATCTCTTCACAGGTATAGGGCAATTATTAGTAATAAAGTTAATGCAACAAAAAACAATTATAAATGGACAACTAAATTAAGTAAGAATTTATATAATTGTTATCCTTTGTATGATTGGAAAACTGAAGATATTTGGATTTATTTGGGCAAAAATAATTTGCCATCTAATCCTATATATTCTAAAATGAGTTTAGCCGGAGTTCCGCTTGGAGATCAAAGACTTTGTCAACCTTATGGTGATGATCAAAAAAAAGGAATATGGTTATATCATATACTTGAACCAGATACTTGGTATAAATTATTAAATAGAGTAAGCGGAGTTAATTCGGGTTCTTTATACATAAAGGAAAGTGGCAATATTAATGGTAATAGATTTGTAGAAAAACCGGACCATTTAAACTGGCAAGAATTTACAAATTTACTTTTATCTACACTTCCAAAAGTAACAAGAGATAATTATGTTGTTAGATTTAAAAAATTTATTGTAGGGTGGAAAAAAAGAGGT